GTTCAACGTCACCATCCGGCGCCATCCTCACGAACCGGCACAGTTCGCCCTCTTCCCGTGCAGCCTGCTGCTCTTTGGTTTTTTCGATAAAGCAGGTTTTGAGTGCGTTCTCTGCGTCACGGTATACGCTCCTGTCACTCCGCACCAGCCTATACATCCTTCCGGGCAGCACCCGAACCTTGTTTTTATGCTTCTTTCCCATAACTTTGTCCTCCTTTGCACGAAACCCGGTAGGCCAACTGCCCGCCGGGTTATTTCTATGCCTTTTTTCGGATTTTCAGGATAGTCGTGTTTGTTTTTCCACGGCCATCGGACACGATTTTGCGGAAGCGCCTACACATGAAGTTCCGCAGGCAGCCTTGCCTATAAGAGAATGTCACCCTCCGCCCAGGCATCCGCTCGGCGCTGTCCCTCGCGCGTGTTTAACGCACGCGATAATAAAGCGGCGCACTCCGGGAGCCGTTCCAGGTTCCTTCCCAGCTGTGCAAGAGCGACGTTTCGCAGGTACTTCAAGTGCTGCACACTGTATGGAACTTTCTGCTGTACTTCGTGCCATTTTTTGTGGCTGATGTAGAACTCCGTTAAAATCAGATTGTGGCCACTGTCCAGCCGGTTCATTTGTCCTCGGATAATGTTCTGATCTTCCAGCAACACAGCCCGCTGCCGTTCCAGCTGACGCAGTTGGTCTCCAATGCCCAGTTCATCCATCCGGCAGGCCATCGCCGCCGTGCTGTCCCCAGGTGTTCCGCCGCGGGGCATTCCATCGGTGCCCATGCCCTGCATGGGGTCCACTTCATCGCTCAGTGCGGTACACTGACGGCGGATGATCTCTATCCGCTGCGGGATGTCCGCATAATATTTCAAGATTGCCTCCGCCTCGTGTACTTTCACTGCTCAGTCCTCCCAAAAAATCAAAAATCTTTCTTGAAAAGGGGTTCTCCGAAAACGGGTTCTTCACCCTTGACGCGCTCCACCATGGCACCCACGCCGTAAATGTCCTCAATGACCCGGCGCAGACGATCATAGGCAACTTCTTCTCCGCCATCGTCCACCCAGCCGAGGAACTGCTGGTAATTTTTCTTGATTTCTTCCTTCACGGCCTCGATCTGTTCAGGGGTGTACTCCATTTCTTCCAGCGATTCCACAAAGAAACGAACGATCATCTTTGCAGCGTCCCGGCGTTCGGCCAGAACACGCAGCTTTTTTTCAGAGCCTACCAGACCACCCACCGGAAGCCAAAATTCTTCCGGCATCAGGTGGGCAGTGCGCGCTTCCAGTCGCTTTTTTGCTTCCGGTGCACCATACTTGTCATGATCCAGAATGTACCGGGATGCAGCATTGTTCATTTTCAGGGTCAGAAGCGTAGATTCTTTCTCGCCCCAGTCCCAGAGATCATGCGCCGCAGCAACAGCGCAGTACGAAACGACCTGCCCGATTGCTTCACGGTTCAGCATGGTGCGGTGCTTCGATTTGCTGATGTTGATCTGCTGGTTCACCGCGTTCTGGATGCTCTGCCGGTAAAATGCCGGCATCCTTGCTCTGCTTTTGCCCATGATGAATCCTTTCCCGCCTGTTCGGCCAGGCGCTTCCACTTTCTGATTTCTTCCGCCGTATCTGGCGTGATATGCTCAATAAACCGCCAGTGCTGCGGTTCTGCCACAAGATCGATAAACATACGGCGGCGGTGGATGTAATCACGCTGCTGCCGCCGGGTGAATTTGCTTTTCACTTCCACCACCTCAACCGTGCCATCAGCATAGGTCAGCACAAAATCCGGGGTATAGTGCGCCGCCGGGAGCTTCACATTGCCGTATTCTTTTTCCGGCAGCATAGTAAACCTGCGGTGCAGCTCTACCTTCACGACCTCGCCACTCTGGACTTTGGGCAGAACAGTTCCCATGTAGTAGTCATACTCGCCCCGGCTGTCAAACTCGTGTCCGGTCGATCTGGCGGCATTCACAGCGGCTTCCAACGATGCAGGTGCAGCTTTGCCCCCGCACCTTCTCTGTGCAAGCTGCTTTTCCGCCTGCGCACGGTAGCGCGGCGGCAGGTCGTCCAGTTCCAGTCTGGCGCTCATGGCTGGTTCCTCCTGTTCTTCCGCCGGGTGTCCGGCTTCTTTTTCAGTTTCACGATCAGGTGCTTGGTGTTGTTCCCCGTGATGTGCTGTTCGCACTCGCGCAGGGTATAACCGGGGTATTTTTTCTCCCAGTATTCACGATCATCCGGCAGGGCAAACGCTTCGTCAAAGCGCTTGCGGCTCCATCTGGTGTCGTTCGGGCGCGGGGTTTTCGGTTTTTGCAGCCCTTGGCTCTGCCGCCAGCGTCGGATACGGGCGCGGGCTTTCGTCATGTAGGTTGTCAGGCGTTCAAAGCTGGAACAGGTCAGGTCGATAGGTTCAACTTTCACAAGCCCCATCGGCCGCCCGGTGCTGTCCCGCCACAAGTCCTTGATCTCCTGCCATGTCAGATTGCCTTGCAGAATCACATGATGGTGGTGTCTGCCGGTAACTTTCCCGTCCTCGTCCACCACGCTGTACTCTGCAACCTGCATCCACTTGGATGCTTCTCGACCCATCTTTTTGCAGAAGCGCTTCAAGCGGCGGGTAAAATTCGTCCAGTCCCGGTCTACCTGGTCAAAATCTCCGGGCGCTGGCTGGTGGTTTTGGTCGTATGTAAACGTGACCGCCCAGTCGCCTTCCCCGAAATTCGTATAGGCCAGCTGGCAGAAATACCGCCTTGCTATCATGTCGTTATACTTCTGCTGCGCAATGGAGGTCGCCAGTTCTCTTTTGCGGCGGGTGCTCGCGGTGTGTTCCTTGTCCGTTGTTTCAAAGAGATCCACTTCTGCATAATCGGATGTTCCGAGAATGTGTTTCTGCTCCCGAATGTACCATGCCCGCACCGTTCACTTCCTCCTTCCGCAAAGTTCTACTGAAATTTTCTTTTCTGTGGACCAAACACACACGGCTTCGCAGGACAAGGGGGACACAACGCCGGGCAGGTCTTTCTAAGTTTCCCATTCCGTCAAGCCCTACAGACCCGCCCTCGTTTTCTCCCCCTTGACCCCCGCTTTCCCCGGCGTGTTCTTCCGTGGTCGCTAGATTAAGTTACACATACAAGCCCCTTGCCGCCTCGTCAGGGCGGCAATTTAACGACGGGCTTGCTTAATTCTTGATTAGAGCTTGATTAGTTTACTTCGTAGTCACCGATGCTGTTTTCTTCCGTTCTGACTTCCCAGCACTCGCAGGTGTCCTCCGGGTCAGTGAAGTCGGCACGGTTCGGAGAATTGCCGTTGAAGCATACCCAGGTGTAGCCCTCATGCCAGCGGCAGGTGCAGCAGGTTCTTTCAGGTTCCATCATCCTGTGTTCCTTTCGTCACGGTTCTAGCAGTGTGTGGCAAATCGGACAGGCGTGCGGTTCCCAATCTGTCCTGTACCCGCATACCGGGCACTCATACCAGCCGTATGGAAACACACCGGTAGCGTCATAGAATTCACGCTGCCATTTAAGTGGTTTCGGCAGTGGGGTGCCGGTCGCTTTCGCAAATTGGGCGGCCCGCATAGCAGTTGCAATGGCATCCCTTGCAGGTTTCAAAGAATCGTGTTCTTCCTTTTTCTGGGAGTTATCTGTCTTACCCTCCATGTCGGCCACCTTCATAAAAACGATCCATCGTTTCGCGGTACACTTTGTAGCACTCCGGGCACAGATCTCCGATTCCATGGATGTTTCTCATTTCAAGCGCCCAACCATCCAATGCTTTCTGGTCAAACACACCATCGTCGAACCGTTCCGCGAACACCTGCTTTCTGCACCGGTTGCAGATAAACATTGCTCCGTTCTGTCTCATTGCACTTTCTCCAACTTCATAACCTCAAAATCTTCAAGATTCGTGTGCAACTTCTTCCTCTCGATCCCGAACTTTGCCCTTGCTCAGTGCCAGAGGACCACGTTTGACGAATGGGCCAGATATGTTGTTCCGTTAATTTTGACCTGTAACTGGTCGCCTTCATAATCGTTCCAGCTATCCACCTTGCCCTCAATTACGGTTCCATCCGGCATTTTAATCTGTGCCTGCGAATATTCGTAGGTCAAATCAATTACCTGCTTGTTGCATCCCGTCATCAGCAAAACGCTTGCCGCCGCAGATGCTCCCACCATAAAAATCTTTCTCATTTCTTTGCCTCCTGCTTTTCATTGAGTTTTACTACCGGCTGCGGCTGGTCGCTGCGGTTCAGCGGCTTATCAAAGCACACATTCCATGGATCGCCCTCCGGCTTGTCATGCCATGCCAGGGCGTGGCGAATGGCAAGCCATACCTGTTCTGCCCGGTACGGCACCTTCATTACGTCTGAGGTCGGGGCCGGGAGAACGCATCTGCTGTACAGCCGTTCCATTTCTAGCAGCATGGTATTTCTGCGGCCTATCGCAACATTAAAAGCGTTTTTACGCTGTTCCTCGCTCTGAAACGCATTGTTTTCCGCGTCCGAGTAGAATTTTGCAAAGCACAAGTCTTCTGCCAGATCCCAAAACTGTCCCATGTGCAGCCGCAGATACCACTCGCAGGCCGCTTGCACAGCCTCGGCCACCGGGCGGCTCATGGTCAGCGTGATGGTCTCGATTTCGGTAGGTGCGTCATTCTTCTTCACCATAGTGCGGATCCTTTGCCCCCGGCCAGTGACGGCGCTGGCTGCGCTCAAACTTCCGAGCCATCGCTGCTGTCTGAATAGCTTCCACGGCCAGAGCAACAGCCCGGTCATATACACCCTTCGTGGAAATCTGCGGATTGTTGGAGTAAACATTCATCCACATTGCATTGAGTTCCTGACGCAGACCGTTCATCTTCTTCGCAGCTTCCACGACTTCTTCTTGGATGATTCCCGCGCCCTCATGCGGCCCTGCAAACATCCGAAACTTCTTGTTTGCAGCGGCCAGCTCAATTTTGACCAGCCGCTTCACGTCATTTTTCACTGCATCCATGGTCAACCCTCCGTCCGGCTCTTGATCTCAGCCAGCAGATCATCCAGCGGAACATTTGCAAGAGAAAACCCGGCCTTGCCTTCGTCCTCAACAGAGACCAAGAGTGCAGAGGAAAAGCACAAAACGGGGCGAACACCATAGGAGTCGCCGTACCAGTAGTAGTTGTAGGAGCCATCGGTGCTGACGCGCCAGACGTTGCTGCTACTGCTGGTGCGCGGAGAGCAATTCGGCGTACCGTAAGGCGTTGCCAACCACCACGGCGCATCTACCTTCGGGATCAGCCGCCAATATTTTCCGTACCCGCGCAGGGTCAACAGGCCAATCCTCACTTCAAAGATTCCGTATTCGTTCTGGCCGGTCGTGTCCTGAAGGTCGATTCTGAGCGGAATGAATGTACTCAGCGAAGTGCCGTTCTTTGTAAACTCTGTCAGGCAATTGCCCAGATATGGCATAATCTCGCTCCGGCGCAGATCGTTGGGGCATTCCGGGTCGTCGCCGTCGCGGAACGGCATTCTCGTCCAAATGTCCTTTGCCAGTACCAGACAGCCGTGTTCGTCTGCATCCAGCTTCACAAACTCCTTGCCCAGCGCCCTGAAGATGCCGCCAATTTTCACGTCGCCCAGAGTTACGCTTTTCAAAATCTTACTCATCGTTATTCCTCCACTAAAACCACATTGGCCCAGCTGGTTTCGTATGTTTTCCCGTCAATCGTGACTTTCACGATACGATCATTGTGTGCAAACGAACTTACCTTGTCCGCCCGTCCTTTGTCCAGTAAAGTGCCGTCCGGCAGGTAAACATATACCGTCTTGACCGGTTTTTCACCGCTTGCTGTGCCCTTGACTGCTTCACACCCAGTCAGTGTTACGCACAGCGCGGCAGTGCAGGTGGACAAAGCCAGCAGTTCCAAAGTCTTACGCATCGTTTTTGTCCTCCTGTTCGCTCAAGTCCTCCACATCGGCAACATCCCTAGTCTTTTTCACCATGTCGGCAAGCTCACGCAGTCCAGACTTTGCCAGAGGTTCCAGCTTTACAGGAAGCACCGCGCCGCGCACCACCATTCCGTCCTTGATAACATAGTAGCGTCCGCCGCTCGCCATCTTCCTGGCGCAGTATTTGAAATATCCGCTCTTGCGGATTTCATCTGCTACTGGCATGATCTGCTTCGCATCCACAAAACCGACCGTTCCCGAAACAGGCTCGATCATTGGAACCAGTTCACACCCGCAGTACCGGATACCGATTCTTCCGGTCACGCAGTCCATTTCTCCGTCTGCCGTGTCGTCCAAATCCATCCCTTCGATGTGATGGAGATCATCCGGGCAGTCATTATCAAACTCGATGTCTGCCCATTCCTTTTTGCTGATGCCCAGGAGGGTTGCCAACTCACTTTCATTTTGTGCCTTCGGAAATCCGGTCAGCGGGAAGATTGCCGTTTTGGTTCCAATGTACAAATCATAGGTTCTGCAATCGTCATAGAACACTTTGTAGAGTTTACAGTACCCATCTGCCTTAATGAGCTTTGCGATTGCTGCCAGCTTCATTTGCTTCTCCTTTCAATTTCGATAGCCTGAACTTCAAACTTTTCGTACTCCGGGTAATGATTCTCGGCCTGCTCCTTGGCTTTTTCAACAGCCTGTTCGGCGCTGTCCGCATCCAGCCGGTACGGCAGCCAACCCGGCCACCCACCAGCACCGGTCGCTTTCAGCAAAATGTAATACCTCTGCATCGGTGCATTCTCCTTTCAGTTTTGGGCAATCCCGGAGTTGAACCGGGCCGGGCCTGTTCCCATGCTCACGAAAAAGGCCGCCGCAGCGGGCGGCCTGTGTCAGGAGTTGTGCGATCTTATTTTCAAAATTTTCTTTGCTTCCTCTGCGTGGAGAAGAACACTGTCCCGGCAGGTCATGCCCGGCTCTTGTAGCTCATAGAGCTTGCACTCTTTCGTGCAGCCTTTACTGCCTTTTCTGGTCTGTTCATTACACGTTATAAACCGTGCCGAGAGGATCCGTGTCAGTGTTTCATTGTCCATCATGCCACCAGATACAGCCAAAGGAATTTAATCAGTGCGGCCGGCACAAAGAAAATCAATGCCGCCCACAGTGCCACAGCTGCCAAAACCATCAGAACACCCAGTGTTTTCACAAATCCGTCCATTGCTTTTTCTCCTTTTAAGTTCAATTCTTGCCCAAGCTGCAAGGTCTTTCCAGTTTTCAGATTCCCGGTGACATGGAGTATCGCTGGCGCGTTTATCAACTGCTTCTGCAAGTTTTTCAACGCACAAGTCAGGCAACTCCTCAATGTGTGATTCAAAAAACATAGCCATGACATCCAACGGGGCACCCGCAGCAGCAATAGCCAAAACTTCTGCGTCATTTTTCTTGTCTCCGTGCGTTTGGAGCTTGCCCCACATCACTTCGCTGCCTCCTGGATGATCCAGACCCGGTGCGTTCCATAGCCTTGCCAGCTCAGTGCATCTTCGTGGCTTCCAGAAACGGCTATGTCCAAGTGTTTTCCCTGGATTCCCGCTCCTTTGTCCTGAACGATCCGCACTCCTACATCCTCGATATAGAGGACAGTCCCAAACGGGAACACGTCCGGGTCTGCCGCCACCGTCACATCAGCTTCCACGGGGGCACCGCTGGCTGTGATCCCGGTTCCTGTTCCGCAGATGTGCTCTCGCTTTTCGGTGCAATAGGCTGTACAGAGAAAATCTCCAGCATCCTCAACCAGCAATTTTCCATCCAGTCGGTCCCGCGCTTTAAGCGAATCCCGCAGGGTATCTGCATACCCCGCAATTTCTTTCGACACGCCCTCCCAGTCCTCATACCGGGACTTGTAGATGTCTCGCTGGCATTCCAGATCGTTGATTCTGTGGTAAAGCGCGTTCGTCTGTACGCCAGCGATCAGGACTACCACCAGAGCGATTTTTCCTACATCAATTTTCATGTTCGTTCCTTTCCGGGAAGTGCTTCTTCGTAACGGCGATTGGGAACTCTTCGATTTCCGATGCCCACCGGGCGGTTCCAGTTCCGTATGT